ACAGTTTTACTCTAAAAAACTGGAGTTGCGGCTGTAGCGCTAACACTTATATCAGCATATGCGTAATTAGCAACACTAGTAGTTCCATTAGCAGTAATTGTTATGGTTCCTGCGGGAATTGTATAATTACTAGGAATTGGATTAACTACAACTTTAGACAAACCATTATAACCACTATCTGCTGTAACGGTTTGTGTAGCAGTATTAGGTGTAACAGTTTTAGTCTATAAAGAAACAGAAGAACCAACAATACTTAAAATTGCACTAGGCATAGCAGCGGGTGTATATGTATCAGTAGAACCAGTTTTAGTTCTAATAGCTTCAGCAATGTTGGTTAAATTAGTATCTGTAACTATAACTTTTGCCACTTGTATAAACCTCCTTTTTATCTATTTCTATAAAAATTAAAAAAAAATATAGGACGATTAATACAAATCGTCCTATATTTATAAAGGTTTATCAAACAGTTACCCGTGCGTAACGCTCACTGTCCAGTTTATCAAGCATAAGGTCAATGCCAGTCTTGTTGGTCATAACCTGCTCAAAAATGGAAGGAGACATACCAGATATATAGGTGATGTTAGGACCATCATCAAGAATGGTATTATGACGAGCATTCACATTCCAGTAAATCAGATTAGGCATCTGATAACCAGCCTGTTCCCACTTACGACGGATAACATCCATAGTGGTTTTAGTGTCTTCCTTGAAAGCACTACGACTATACCAACTACCCTGAGCCGCATCAATCTCCATATCACTGATGATAATGAGATTTTTAGGCAGGTCTTCCTGCTTCAGACGATAGCGACGTGCGGTATTAAGAACCAGATCAAAAGCACTTTCGAGGTTGGTGTTCTCGCACAGATTCTTCTGATAAATGCGTGCTACCTTATCACAGAAGTCTGCGCCTTCAATTTCAATCAGATGCGCGTTGCGGCTGAAAGAAATGTAATTGCCATGGAAAGGACCTTTGGCTTTTTCCGCGCAGTACATACCGAGAGAGATAGCCACATCAAGAGGTTGACCATACATAGAACCAGAAGTATCTACAATAGCCATAGCATCAAGAGAAGCATTCTTGAAATAATCTGCGAGATTATCCCAATACTTGTTAATCATCAGACGCTCAGTATCATCAAGAGCCACATTATTGCGAGAGTAGCCCCACCAATAACCGCTACCGAGCATAAGCTTTGCTGCCTGCGCAACTACCTCATAAGGATAAAGGGTCTTCGCATTTACCTTAGTAGTAGTATCCTTAGCGAACTTCTCATACTTTGCCTTGATAATATCACGGCGCGCAAAGGCATTACGATATACCAGACCAGCCTTTGAAGGAATCTTATCGAATTCGATTTCATCCCAGCGGTTAGCACTCATAAGACGCTCGACAACCTTAATACGCTCACGCAGAATAGAAAGAGTCTTGCGATACTGCTTATGAGTCATATTAAAATAACGGCGAGTCTTATCAGCAAGGGCGCGAGAAGCCGCGCTTGAAGTATTTTCACTCTTCAGCCACTTAGCCAGAAGAGAAGGGGTCTTACAAGATACATCAAGAGCAAGCTGCTTTTTCATTAGATTAAAAGCATCCTGTTCCAGAGCAGTATCAACGAACTCATAAAGGTCATCCCAACGACCAAATTCGGGAACCAGTTCAAGGTTTTTGCGCATAGTAGCAGTATAGTTGCGAGCAAGCCACTTTGCGCACAGACGGAAGAACCGTCTCTCACCCTGTCCACCACGCACATCGCGTAGATAGAACAGACACTTCAGAGCGTGAAGAGGGTCCTGCTCAAAAGCGTTCTTAAAAAGCAGAATTACATCATCATCACTGCGGGTACGATATGCGCCACCAAAGGCAAACATATCATATACCTTATCCATAGTAGACTTCATGGCGACGGCGCCATTTTCAGTATACTTATAGTTGTTATCATTCTTAAGTGCGGTTACAAAAGCGTTAGCCATAATTTATTTCTCCTTTTTCTCAAATGAGTTTTCTATTACTAGATAACCAGATATTTTTTATTTAAAATATCTGAAAAATAATTTATTTTAGATAAATCGGTATAAGGAATTCTGTATAAAAAAATATTATGAGATAAACAATAATCATTTTTTATTTTATCTCTTATTTGATTCTTCGATAAATTAAAAGGTCCTTCTTCAAAATGCTATTTACCATCATATTCTATTAAATATTTTAAATCATTATTTTCATCAAAAATAGCAAAATCAAAACGACACAAATAACCTTTTTCTGTTCTACAATCCTAAAAACTATATTCTTGTCTAAAAAAAATATTATTTTTTTGTAGAATAGAGCTTATCTTTTTTTCACCAAAAGATTTAATACATCCACAACTTTTACTTTTTCCAGATAACAAGGAACCAATTTCAACATCTCGTTCTGTTCCGCAAGAACATTTACAATGCCAATAATAAGAACCGACAGAGGTTTTTTTATTTGTCCTATATAAAGCAATCCATTCTCCAAATTTCTAATTTGTAATATCTTTTGGCTAAAACTAATTTTTTATTGTGGTATTTTTCTTAATACAGCCACAACTCTTAGTGTTACCATTTTTTAAATTAGAACCTAAAACTTCAACTTTATTACCACAATCACATTGGCACAACCAATAATAACCATGTTTGGAGGATTTTGTTTTATGTAAAACTTTTAATTTACCAAACTAACAATTTGTTAAATCTAATGTTTTAGGCATTATTTTTCCTCCTTTTCTATATATATTATATCAAATTTTTTAATAAAAATCAAGTTAAAGATTTACTTTTTTATAAAAAATGGAGCCGATGACCGGTACTGACCCGGCGTTCCTAGTTTGGAAGACTAGAGTACTACCATTATACTACATCGGCAAATTTCCATATATAATTATAACAAGACGGCTCAAAAGTTTATGTGGGACTTGAACCCACTACATCCAGATTACAAATTCAGGCGCTCTACCATATGAGCTAATATACTTTTTAAAAGTAAATTGCTGTATCCGTCTTTAATTGGTCCTCGCGGGTGGATTTGAACCACCAACCCCCCGATTATTGGTGGTAAATGTAAGTGCTGCCCTTACTAAAGCCACTGGGCATCTACCAAGTCGGGAGCTCTAACCAATTGAGCTACGCGAAGAAATTATTTTTTAATTAAAGTATAAATAAAGAATTCAACACAGATAACAAGACCAACAAAAAGCACGACACCAATATAGGGGTCATTACTATTTTCTACTGCTTTCCGAGTTGTTTCAAACATAAACATAATAATCTCCTTTAAAAATGGTGCTACTGGTTGTACGACCCTGATATAAAATATTGGTTATTTCACCCACTAAACACGGGAGCACTACGTTACGCAACGCATTTCACCATAAGCATCACTATCGTTTCGCCAATGCTTTACTCTCGGTATAGGGTGTGGTACCGCTAGTCGGATTCGAACCGACACGGCCGAAGGCCACGGATTTTAAGTCCGTTGTGTATACCAGTTCCACCATAGCGGCATATTTATTTAAAACTAGACACCAAAAAACATCTTTTTAATACCCAAACATTAATGATTATTTTTTTATAAAATTTGCTGTGTGTGTCTATCCATGGCAGGGGCGCTGAGAATTGAACTCAGACCCAAGGTTTTAGAGACCCTTGCGCTACCTTTACGCTACACCCCAGTATTTATTTTATTCTGATATAAACAACACTATGATGAAATTGAACAACTTCAAAAATCAAAAAAATAACTAAATCAGTTTGACTTAGAATATTTTCATATTGTTCATTATCATTCTTATCATCGTTCCAAACTTCTACACCATTTAGATAAATAGAAATTGGACACATTGAATCAATAGTCTGTTTAATATCACATATCCGTAAACTTGTATTTTCCATCTTCTTTACCAACAAGGCGCGATCATTTTTTTGTCTGTACATTACTTTATGTTAGGCTAAAAAATATAACTGCTTTGCTGTTTTTGCGCCTTTCATCTTTCTATATATATTATAACATATTTTTTTATAAAAGTCAATAAAAATTCACTTAGAATAATAAAATTTCCGCCAATGGTCATCAAGATATTTTTCTTTATTCTTATAATTGTCGCGGTAATACTCTGTCCAATAAGGCTGCGTAACATCATTTATATTCTTATAATATTCCTGTTCTGCTTCCTGTTTGGTCCAGCGAGATTTGTAATCGTGAATATTCCAACTACAATAATAAGACTTGTACTTCTTTCCATTGGGAACACTATTTCTTCTTCTAATAACCTTATTTGCCTGACGCTTAAACCACTTGCGGCCATTGCGACCATCGGTATAAATAGGCGTTTTCTTATAGCTACGGGACATATGTAATTCCTCCTTATAAAGTAATTACATAATAATCAGTCCTTTCTTTTAGCATTTTTAAACATTTCGTTATAAAATTCAGTTTCACATTCTTCTGAGCAAATATATGCTTGAGTTTTAGAATCAATAAAATGCGTTAATTTACCGCACATATAGCAATTATCTGCTCTATCCAAATAAATAAAATTACCATTTTCGTAAGAATGTGGGGCAGAAGCATTTGGATACTTTTCCGCAAATAACATAATGGTTCTCCTTTACATAGTCTGGCGGAGGGCGGAGGTGCCGACCCCCATGCGCTCTCACGCACCAACGGTTTTCAGGACCGTGTTCACCGCCGGGTGAAATCACCCTCCATAAGGATTAGCGAGAATATTAAATATTCTCGCTAAAGTAATTTAGAGCATCTCTTGCTACATCAACTTCGCCTTCAGCATTATCCAGATATGTTTCCATTTGCTTAAGAAACTTATCAGCCTTGGCAAATTCAACACAGGCTTCCTTGTACTTCTTTCGGGCACGCTTTTCTCGCTTCAGCGCGATTTTATAAGCACATCGCGCAGTTGCCAAATCCTTACCCTTCTCTTCATCAAATACATCACCAGGCGCGCACTTAGCCACACCACGAACAGTTTTGCCCGCAAAAGTAGAAAGCGCAATAACCTTATTGCCTGCGGTCACATACTTATAGTTATACATTTTTCCTTTTTCTCCTTTTTATAATTATTTATGGTTACTCATAATGCCGGGACCGCTCATAGTCCCCTAAGTGAGCTAACACTATGAGTATGGAGCAAGTAACGGGACTTGAACCCGTGCTGTCTGCTTGGCAAGCAGAAGTACTACCACTATACTATACCTGCATAAAATGCGCCAGCCCCGTGTTTAAAGACCTTTCTGGAACGACGCACTCGCCAGGTCATTTATTATACCAACATACATAAGGAAAATTCTCAACCTCTTCAGGTTCCCAGTCTCCCCAAACTGAAATTTTGGTTTCTTTTTCTCCATCATGGAAATAACCAATACCATCATATGGAATAAAACCACCATAATTTACAATTTCAGCAAAATCTTCAAGAGTATAAACTTCGCCCCATTTAATCTCTTTACGAACTTCTTCAAGAGTTTTCATAATAAAAATCCTTTTAGTAATTGGTTGGAGCCGGAAGTGAGATTCGAACTCACGCGGGCTTTCGCCTCCGGGTTACAAATCCGGTGCAATCGACCACTATGCGATTCCGGCGTATAATAAAAATTATAAATTTTCCCACTCTTCATCTGTGTATTTTTTAATATCCATTTTTTTTGTAGGAAGATTGTAACGAAGACACCATTTTCTTATAGCA